AGAGCCAGTAGATGTTCCTAAGACACCCGTCATTACACCACCCGCCCTAAGTAGTAAACCTAAGTTTGTTTGTGCTACGTCACCTATTTCTACAAAACCATTGTTTGCCTTGTTTCTTATCTTTAATATTTGTGATGTGTTACTGACTTCATTTACATGAAGTTGATAAGCACCAAGACCTACTGTTGGATCACCACTACCTGACTGTAAACTTCGCAAGGCATCTATTACCTGCTGTAGTTTTGTTCTTACCTGTAAACCAGTACCATTATCTACAGCAAAACCTGTTCCACCTGTTGCATTAACTCTTGCCATTTAATTAAGCACCTTTTCCATATCCTAACGCTTGAAAGGAAAATTTCACATCTATTACCGCGTTTGATGAATTTTTAAACACTATTGTAAAACCTGTACCTGATACATTACTTAAAACAAAAAACGCTCCAGACGGTAAATCATAAGGTGAGATCCCGATCACTGGTATAAATGCAGTAGTCGAACCACCAATATCACTTGTTCCTGTGAAAAATCTATTAGCAAATACAATATCTACCCCACTAGCCGATGTACCCGATTGAATTGGTGTACTTATTACATTGCCAAAAGAAATATATTTATTTTCTACTCTTGATGGTAAAGAAGCATCAAATCCTAACTCTGAAAACTTTATATTTTCATTTGTATCGACAGATATTAGTTCACTTTTAAATTTAAATGACCTACCAACAAAAGATCCATTTCTTAAACTTGTAAAAGTTGTAAAAGTTGAATTGTCATTAGATGTTTGAACTTTTAATCCACCTTTTAACCTGTCTACGGCAGCACCATCAAAACTAATTCTTACATCTAAATTAGGAATTGAATCAAATTGATCTGATATATTAAATCCTTCACTTTTAATATGTCTTTTCAATCTTAAATTTTGATAAACAGCACCTAAATCTAAAGTATTAGCAAATTCATAAGTACCAGATAAATTATTTGCTGGATTTGTAAGCTGTAAAACACCAGATACAACACTTAAATTTGTTTTTGTACCACTAAATGATGTTTGTTCTCTTTGTTGTTTAATAACAAGTTCATCTTCTGTTTCAGGTAATGCAAATTCTACCTTTGCTTCATTAGCAGATAAATTGCCAGCTAAATCTTCAAACTTAATAGTATAAGTTCCTTGAAGTGCAGGTACGACAACCTCTGTTGTATTACCATTGCTTGTATCAAGATCAATTGAATTACTAAAAGTAGTATTAGATATAGATGTTATAGAGTGTCTGATCAAACATCTGCCACCAAAAATTACATCTTTTGCTAAAGCCAAATCCCAACTCAATCTGACTTGGTAGTTATTTATTGGTTCGATTTCTAAATTCGTAGGTTGTTCTGGTAAATCAGACAAAGCATTGACAGTTATATTTGCTTCTGTTGGAGAGTTAGATCTTTGACCCTGAGCATTAACAGTAAATAATCTTATGTCATAAGATCCAGCCTCAAACTCTGTCTGAATAATTTCAAATGTAGTTTCCTGTGTATTAACAAGAGTAAAATTATCTCCATCTCTTCTGTACTGCAATGAATAACTAGACGCACCATCAACAGCTTGCCAATCAATAAATACTTTTGGAACGGCTCTGTTATTAATTACAACAATTTTTTCTTCAAGAGTCAGACCAGAAGGCGAAGGTAAAATACTTACAAGAAAGTTTGTATTTCTTGATGGCAGTTGTTCCCCATCTTCTACTGCTGCATACTTTTCCTGATTATGACTAAGTGCAGTAACAGCATAAGTTTTCTTTGCGGTTTCTTTTATATTTATGACTCTCCAATTAGTAACAGCAAAGTCTGCTGATTCAAAAATGTATGGACTATTGACAACAGGAGCAGAGGAAAACGCACTGCTAACATTAACAACTGTTTGATTATTTGAATAGCTAGATATTGTTTTAGTTTCTACTGTACCGTTACTTAATAAACAACTTATAGTTGGTGAATCATTAATATTTGGCTGATTTGTATCAGAAGCATTATCTACAGTTATTGCAGTAGTTGTTGCACTTTTAACAACACCGCCCCTTCTTGTTGCAGCTTTGACTCTATCAGAGATACCAATTATATTTCCAATCTCTATAACTGCACCAGCAGCAATATTAGTTTCAAACACACAAGTCTCTGTAGCTGTCTGTTGTGTATTTAAAAACCATTTACCAACTCTTTGTGCCTGACCTCTTGATGTCGTGCCAAAAGTTCTAATCGTATTAATATGTTCACCATATTTTGCTATAGCTGCGGTATCTTTAACGGTTACATAATCCAACTGTTGAGTTTCAAGGTCAAAGTAACTGATATTTATGATGGTAAATCTTGTTTTTAAGGAGCTACCACTATAAACAAATTCTCCATTTACCACATTTGCATTGTTAAATACATAATCAAAGGAAACATTACTAGGATTAGCAAAATCTTTTGGTGCGTCCTGAGATATTTTTATAGTGCCTTCTGAATAAAAAGGCATTGCTCTCATAACAGAACAGATATCATTTACTATTTTTAACGCTTCCTGTTGTGTTTTTATATTAACGTTTAAAGAAAATCTGGGTTCTTGTCCACCTTGCCCATCATTTACTAACTCTCCACAATATTCACTGACTTTACGAAAAACAAACTTATCAAGATCTGCTTCTGGCAAATTACAACCGTATCTATCATTAATCAGTAAATCATAAAGAATCCATGCTGGATCACTTGTCCATTGTTTTTCAGAGGCAAATGTACCTTCAAAAATATAACCTGATGGATAAATAATTCTACCATTGTTCAGATCAACCGTTGGTGTATAAGTTGTACCATCCCCATCTGTATAAGATGCTGGAATCTTAACCTTTTTACCTCTGACTCTAAAAACTCTGGATGGTAAAGACGGAAACTCTTCTGCACTAAAACGTAAGGATGAATATGCAACATTTGGATAATTATTTGATTCTTCAATAATTTCAGTGACACCACTTAAACGCATTGTATTAAAGGTATTATTATCACCTTCATCGTTACCTCTTGATAATGTGACTGTTATAGGAAAAAACGCACCAGACTGTCCTAAAGCTGTGGTGTTATAACCTGTAACTTCAGATAATCTTATTCCATAATCACGACTGTAAGCTGAGGTGCTTTTACCTTGAACAGTGTCATTGATAATAGTTTGTTCAGATCCATTATTAGGATTTATTTTTATTAAAACATTTACACTTGTAGCTTTTCTATTACCAGATTTACTGTCGATTCTAAAAAACTGATCAAACTTTACTCTGACTCTTACAACATCAACATTGATATTATTGACTGTTACAGATCTTGTCGTAACTGAACCTCCCTGCGGAAAACTTACAAGCTGTCCTATATCTCCTCCTGTTTTTTCAGTGGATTGTGTTTCTGCTGCTGGTAAAACAATATTATTTGCAGTTCCCTGCTGAAATCTAAAATCTACACTTTCATAATTAAAATCTGATACTGCTGGACTATTGACATTAGCATCAGCCTGTAGAACAGGTTGATTATTTAAAAACAAATCTTTTAAAAAGGCATTTTTGTATGCTTCAGAAGTTTTATCAGTAATACTGTTTTTATGTGCAGTAGCACTAAGTTCTATTTCTCCTTCACTTAAAATATCTACAAGGGTGACAAAATCAATAGATTTGAGAGCGCCATTTGGCAGTTTTGCAATTTGCTTAAAAAGCGTTTCACCTGTTTCAGAATTAATTATTCCAGCGAGAGGAAATATCATTAACTATTCACCACCTGTAAGGTATCAACATTTGCACTGATTGTATTCGATCCAATCAATGTTTCTCCATAAACTACATTAATTGGAACACCTTGTTTTGAAATATTAGTAGCCCCATCAAAAATAAAACTAGGATCTTGTTCATCTGCTTTAAAGCTAGGAGGAGTTGGCGGTGGAAATAATAAATCAGAAACTCCTTCAATTAAAAAACTAACACCAATACCTGTTAAAGCAGTTGCTAAAGCACCAGAAATAAATACAATGCTTGAAG